ACAGCCGAAGTCGCACCTTGAAAAGGCTAAGGAATATCAAAAACAAAACGGCGGAACAATCACCGAGGCATTAAGAGCCACCGCTGAAAAAAGGAAATCTTAAAGTTTAAAGAAAAGGGAGGGTATAAACATGTCGCAGCTGAATATGGGTTCAAAGGCATTTGTGGTAAACGAGGCGGTAATCGAGCCTTACCGCAGGATAAAGCTGACTGCAGGAAGCGGGACGCTGGTTGAGTACGCGGATGCAGGAGACGCTTTTATCGGAGTAAGCGCTGCGCGCGCTCTTATAGGCGAGATGGTTTCAGTAGACCTGAAGCACACCGGCCGGACCTTCAAGATGGAGGCAAACGGAGCAATTGCCGTGGGATCGAGTTTCTACGGAGCGTTAGACGGCAAGATCAGCGCCACGGTAAGCGGTTCAGCCCAAGGCCGCAACCTGGAAGCAACAGCAGCAGACGGAGAAATAGTCGAGTGTATTCTTTTGTAAACAGAACCTAAAACGAGGAGGGATTACAGATGGGAGTTGATTATCAAGGCACCAGAGCCGTACCGAGGCTTGAGCTGGGAGAGGCAGTTAAGGAATTCACCCAGCAGCAGAATGAGTTTATCGGCACACAGGTCCTGCCGATTTTCGGCACCAAAAAGAAATCCAGCATCTTTCCGGCAATCACCCGGGAAAGCATCACCAGGGAAGCCGACACCAAGCGCGCGCCCAGGGGTAACTACAACCGGGACGGCTTCTCGGCTAAGGATAAGCTTTATAACTGCGAGGAGTTCGGGCTCGAAGGCATCCTGGATGACGGAGAGCGGGCGCTTTACGCATCCGACTTTGATGCAGAGCTTACCACGGTGCAGATCGTTACACGCAGGGTCCTGCAGGCGCAGGAGCGCAGGATTGCTGCGCTTATGTTTAATACGACCACTTTCACTGGAGCCCAGCTTTACACGGATAACACGGCTACACCCTGGACAAACGCTTCCACCGATGTCATTGCCCAGGTGCGTGCGATCCGGGAAAAGGTCAGAGCCAATTCCGGCCTTGACGCTAATGCGCTGATTTTCAGCAAGGCAAACCTTGACCGGCTCTTAAATAACACCGTGATCAAGGACTCGATCAAGTATGTGGCGCGTTTAGCAGAGGCAGAGATTTTAAATGCCCTGGCTGATCTTCTGGGTATAAGGCAGATCATTGTGGGCAGGGGTATTTACAACACCGCCAAAGAAGGGAAAACCTTTGTCAACGGAGACATCTGGAACGCCTCTTATGTTATGGCTGCGGTTATCGGCAGCCCGGAGAGGCTTGCGGATCCTAGTGTCGGAAGGACTTTCCTTTGGACTGCGGATTCGCCGGAGAACGCCACGGTTGAGCAGTACCGCGACGATGCTTCAAGAAGCGATATCTTCCGCGTCAGGCAGCATGTGGATGAGATCGTCATTGATCCGTACTTTGCGCACCTGATGAAGGTAGCTTAAGAGATGAGTTTTAAGGACGGACTGTCTCAGGATGCAGGGAAGGTGTTTTTAAACAGCAGCGAATTTGCCGAGGACGTGGTCTATACGCCGAAAGGCGGCAGTCCTCTTGCAATAAAAGCTGTCATCAACCGCAGGCGCCTGGATCCTGCTTATGAGGATACCGGGCGCACGCTGCTTAATCAGGCAGAAATCTTTATTGCCAATGATGCAGCTGCAGGCGTTATCAGCATCAATAAGGGCGGAGATACAGTTTCCTTTGCGGAAAATCTCGGCGGCGCAGCAGTCAACTGGGTTGTGGTTGATATTTTAAGCCAGGACGAAGGCATGTGGCATTTGCTGGTGCAGAAATAAAATGGTGAGCGAAGTCGAACCATGAGCGAGTTAACCGTTGAAATAAACACCAAGGATCTTGACCGGGCATTGAGGATGTTTCCAAAAGACCTCAAATACGAGATCGCAGACGGCATGGATCATATCAGCCGGAAGTTCTTAAAAACTTTCAGGCAGGAGAGGCTTCAGGGTCCGCCGGGGATAAGGGGCAGGCCTCACGGGATATTCACGCATTTTAGCAGGGCAAGCCTGGTTTCGCAGGATATCGAAGGCATGGGCATGGTGATTTTCTCGGACTCAAAGATTGCCCGCATGCACGAGGAGGGCGCCACAGTCAAGAATCCGGGCGGAGGAAAGCTTGCCGTGCCTCTTTCTGCACGTAAAGAATTATTTACCGTAGACGGCAGGCTTAAGCAGCAGTACCGCAAGCCCAGGCTGCTTAAGAATGTAGTGCCGATTCAATTAAGGGGCAAGACATTCCTGGTCCGGGTTAAGAAGAAGCTGCGCGAGCTGCTGTCGTTGTTTGTGTTAAAGAACAGCGTGCGCATAAAACCCAGGCTGATGTTTTATAAAACTTGGGATGATATGCAGAATGACCGTATCCAGATTTTAAACAAGTCAATTGAAAAGGCGCTGAAGACGACATGACCGTCAGGGAAAACATTTTACAGGATCTAAAGACTACGCTCGAAGGCATCAGCATTGCCAGCGGATATCACAATGATATTGCCAGCGTGCAGCGCTGGAGGCAGTCCGGCAATTCTTTGCTTAATGTGCCCTGCATTGTGATTAACGCCGGTCCTGAAGAAAAAGAGCCGGTACCCAATCCTTTCACCACCTGTAAATTTACTGTTTATCTTGATGTTTGGATGAGGCAGGACTCAAGCGATCCCCAGGCAACAGATACTCTTCTTAACAGCTTATTAGGCGATGTAGAAAAGGCGCTGATGCAGGATATTACACGGAGTGGTTTTGCTAAGGATACGAATATTAAATCAAACGTTTTGTTTGAGACCTTAGAAGGCCAGCCTCAGGCAGGCATCATTGTAGAGCTTGAAATAATTTATCAGCATAAACAGGATGACCCGGAGGTTTCAGGATAAGGAGGATAGATAAAATATGCTTACACGTAAACGCCAGCTGGCAGCAAAGATTGAGGCAGTGGAAGGCACTGCCGAAACCCTGGCTGCAGCTGATGCCAAACTTTTAGTCTATAACCCCAAGGTAAGTTTTGATGTGGCGATGGCCGAACGCAACCCCGCCAGGACCTCATTTTCCGATATCGGTAAGATCCCGGGAAAACGCCCTGGAGGATTATCATTCCGTATCGAGCTGAGGGGCTCAGGCGCTGCAGCCACAGTACCGGAGTGGGGCAAGCTTCTGCAGGCCTGCGGGTTTGGGGTAAACGCCTTAAAGTCAATGAATATCGGCGCAATAACCAACGGTCCCTTTCAGCACGGAGAGACTATTACCGGAGGAACTTCTGCAGCTAAAGGCAGGGTAGTGATTAATACTGCTAACGGCGCTACCGCTATTCTTTTTGTTTCGGTTTCCGGGACGTTTGTCAGCGGCGAGGTAATTACCGGAGGCACCTCAGCTGCTACAGCCACGACTTCTTCGATACCCTCAACCGTAGGCAATGAGTTTAAGCCGGTTTCAGACAATATTCCCTCATTAACGCAGGGCAGCTTTGAGGACGGCCTGCGCAAATTGATTAAAGGTTCGAGAGGCAAGGTCAAGTTAGGCTTTAAATCAGGCGAGCCGGTGTATCTGGATTTTGAGTTTCAAGGGGTGGAAGCAGGGATAACCGATACAGCATTTCTTGCCAATGTAACTTATGAGAGTACCAAACCGCCCGCATTCTTAAGCGCACTATTTTCGGTAGATGCTTATTCCGCAAAGATAGGTGAAATGGATATCGATGTCGCCAACACTTTAGCGGTGCGGGATGACGTCAACGATGCCAGAGGTATTCTATCATTCGCGATTACAGACAGGATTGTTTCCGGATCGTTTAATCCGGAGATGGTTTCCTGCGCGGCGTATGACTTCCACAACAAATGGTTCTCAGGCGCGGAAATGATTGTTGATTTTACCGTAGGTTCTGTAGCAGGGAATAAGTTCCGTTTCTACATCCCGCGGGCGCAGTATACCAAGATTGAAGATGAGGACAGAGACGGCCTGCAGCTGGCTAAGTCTGCCTTTAATCTTAACGGCTCGCTTCTTTACGGAGACGATGAGCTGAGCATTTTAGCCTTATAGCGAAAGGAGAAATTTCTATGCTTACCGGAATAAACATTTACGAAACCAAGCCTTACAAATCACAGTTAGATCCCGACAAAGATAACCCTACGATTTTTCACATCGGCTCTCTTGATTCTTACCTAAGAGCCCACATCGAAGACCAGACTACCTCTTTTGAATTCAGCTCTAAAAATCCCAAGGACCCGGCAAGGGCAAATATTAATGCTTCAAAGCGCAATCTTTTGGCAGTCCGTTTTGGTCTTAAGGGCCTGGATAGCTTCCTGGATCCCAGGGATAAGAAGCCGGTTAAGTTTGATACGGTCTCAGTAGCAATTATCGGCAAGAATTACACCGCTGTCAGTGAGGATATTCTTTCCATGCTGCCTAAAGCCTTAATTGATGAGCTGGCCGAGGTGATCTTGTCCGAGAACACATTAAGCGGGGAAGAGGCAAAAAACTGACCCTGGCAGTCTGGCTGCATAAACTGAAGCTTGACTGCCGAAAGTGCAGCGACGCTCAAAAAGAAGAGCGGGGCTGCGAAGCTGATTCTCAAATCCCGGGAATGTGGAAGATAGGCGATGAAGAATTTTCAAGATGTCCAAGAGGCCTGGTCACTGCAACGAGCATTGAGTATTTAAACGCATACATCTTTTTTAAGCAAGGTTTTCTTCCTAATCCCGGCGGCTGGCTAGAACAGCCGCTTAAATTTATCCAGGCCATGCGGGTGATTGAGCAGGAAGTTATAAAGTCAAAAGAGGAAAAAGACTAATGCCTACCAACCGTGAGCTGGAAATCATCATGAAGTTAAAGGATGAGGTGACCAAGCGGCTGCAGGGAATAGAAGGAGGCCTGCAGAAGTTTGCCAACTCTGCGCATCAGCTGGGCCTCAACATGCGTCAAGTAGGCAGGGAAATCTCCCAAGTGGGCTCAACCTTGACCTTTATGGGCGCAGCTCTAACCGGTCCTTTGGCTCTAGCCTTTAAGTCAGCCGAGAAATACTCTCTTTCCGTGCATAATGAACTGAAACGCTTGGATAATGCCTTTATTGCTTTAAGAGTGAGTATCGCCGAGGCCTTAGTGCCGGTTGTGCATCAGCTGGCCAACGCCTTTGGCAATCTGCTTGCCATGTGGAACAGTATTCCGGCTGCCACCCAGCAGATGATTATTCAAGGAGTTGCAATCACCGGAATATTTTTAACCTTAAGCGGAGTGGTAGTCAGCCTTATCGGCAGGCTGGTCAGGGTAGGCGGGATTATCCTGGATCTAGTAAGCAAATTTGCCTTATTTGCCCTGGCCAACCCTTGGCTGGTAGGAATTGCTGTAGTTGTAGCCGGTCTGATTGTCGTTTTTCTTAAGTTCAGGGATGTGGCAGTGCCTGTGCTTAACGCGGTTGAAATAGGCGCAGAAATGGTCTACATCGGCTTTGTAAAGCTGATCAAGTATCTGATTATCGGTTTTGACAAGTTAGCCCTAGGCCTTGAGAAATTCTACGATCTCTTAGGCAAGCTCCCGGGTAAATTAGGCGAGCCTTACCGCGAGGCATCAGAACACATCAAAAAATTCCGCGAGAATTTAGACGGCCTGATTAAAGCGTCAGATACCGAGATGGACCGGGTCGGCAATAAGATCTCAAATATTCTGGTGACCGGAGAGGGCAGCTTGGTTAAAGGCTACGACAAAGCGCGCGAGGCAATCGGCAACTTTATCAACTCCCTTAGGAATTTAGGCAAGGATGTCAAGATTAACGAAGTAGCGCAGTCCTTTGATGCCATACAGGCAATAGGCGAGGGAACGGCTAGATCTTTGGGCTCTTCGTTTAAGCATTTCTTTAGCGATGCATTCCGCGGCCAATTAGACGATGCCAAGGACTATTTTGCCGAGTTCGGCAATATGATGCTGGATATACTCGCAGAAGTCCTGGCAAAAATCATCTTGATTAAAACTATCGGCGCAATATTCCCCGGAATGATTCCGTTTTTTCACCAGGGAGGAGTTGTTTATCACAAGGGAGGCATGATCCAGCCGGTGTATGCGCATTCGGGCCTTGCGCCTGATGAAATCCCCATTGTTGCGCAGTCAGGAGAGGGAGTGCTTTCCAGAAGAGGAATGCGTTCGCTGGGCGTAAATAATTTGAATAAGTTAAACCGAGGCGAAGGCTTAGGCGAAAGCGCCCAGGTTTTTAATGTTTACATTAATGCCAATGACGCAAAGTCTTTCCGGGAGATGCTGGTGCAGCATCCGGATGTCTTTGAAGGCGCAATCATTGACGCCTTAAACAAGAATAAACCCATAAGAAGCGCAATCAGGAACCGCTTATGAGCACGGAAATCTTAATCTTTACCCCGGCATTCGGCTTAAAAGAGGACGCGGAGTTTTCAACCCTGATTTTTCAGGCAGACTCAGGCAAAGAAAAACGCAGGTCTAAATGGTCAAAGCCTATTCGTACCCTGGACACCTGGCTTGAGAACGAAAACGAAACCGCAGTCAGCCTGATCTGGGAATTCTTTAAAGCGCGCAAGGGCAAATACGACACCTTTTGGGTAAAGTTTCCCACGAGCTATAAAGTAACCAATGAAGCTGTAGGCACCGGAGGCGGAGGCCAGACAGTTTTTTATTTAGATTATTTCCCGGTTGATCTATCTTCAGTAAAAGTTTACTTAAACGGAGTGCTGCAGGTTTCCGGTTACACAGTGAGTAACGATTTAACAAACGAAGTAACAAAGATCACTTTTACGGTTGCTCCGGGTGCGGGAGTGGCAGTCACGGCAAGCTATGAGTATTACATTCAGGCCAGGTTCGATGACGATAAGCTCTCCCGGGAGCTGGTGCAGTATAGGCTTTATAACACCAGCATAAAACTAAAAGAAGTTTTGTGGAATATTTACCAGGCGCCCTAAAAAATGCAGAATCTGACTACTCCATATAAAGACGAAGCAGCCAAAGGAGAGAACCGGCCTATTGAGCTGTATGACTTTTATTTAGGCACTCAAGACCACTGCGACGCAAATACCTTTTATTTCTGCACAGACAATAAAAGGTGCCAGTTCTGGAATTTAGACGGAGTACTGCAGTATTACATTCCGCTTGGCATAAAGCGCTCGGCAATACCGGCATCGAACCAGCTTGAGATTGAGGCAGTGTCAGGGGAGTTTGACAATGTGGACCGGGCCTGGAGCAACTGGCTTAATACCGTGGACCTAAGAGGCAGGCGGGTGGTGATCCGCAAGGTCTTTCTGGACCTGCTTACAGATCCTCTGCATGCCAAGGTAATGTTTGACGGCATTATTAATGCGGTAGCAGAGCTGACAGAATTAAGCGTCAAGATTGAATGTAAGTCAAAACTTAAATCCCTGGCTGTTGAGACAGGAAGGATGCAGCAGCTTTACTGCAATTATATTTTCGGAGACGAGTTTTGCCAGTTCAATGTGGCGGCAACCAGGATCACAGGGCAGCTGGTAGGTGCAGGTTCCACAACCGGATTCATTATTGATGCAAGCCGGACAGAGGCAGACGACTTTTGGAACGACGGAGTGATTCAGTTTAATTCAGGGGTTAATTCCGGATTAAAGCGCAAGGTGGTGGATTTTACCTTAGCGGAGCACAAGCTGATTCTGGATTATGCCCTGCCTCAGGCACCCAATCCCGGGGATCTTTATTCAGTTGAGAAGGGCTGCGACAAATCTTTTGATGTCTGTAAAAACAGGCACAACAATCAGGCGAATTTCGGCGGGTTTAAGCATATCCCACAGCTGATTAATCCGATTAGCAAAGAAGAATGAAAAAACTCGATACAGAATTATTAAATAAGCTGGTAGGTGTTAAGTGGCTCCAAGACGGCCGGGACCTTAGCGGCACAGACTGCGTAGGCCTGATGCAGCTTTATTTTAACTCAAGAGGCGTTGAAGGTATTGCGCCTAAGATCAGCGAGGTTGATCAGACTAAGCAGGATGAAATAATTAAAAAAATCCTTGAGACAAATACCATTGTCAAAAAAGACGAGCTTGAGCCTGAGGATATCCTGGTCTTTAAGATTAACGATGAGCTGCACGTCGGGCTTTATTTAGGCTACGGCCGGATGCTGCATGCAAGAAAAAACGCTAAATCCAGGATCTCCCGACTTGATGCTAATTGGGAAAAATACTTTTTATTCGCCATCCGTGAAAAAGACGGCAAGATCTACATCCCGCCTGCGGGCCCGCCAGCTGCCATTGCTGTTGCCTTGGTAATTGCCGATTACGCAGCTGCTTCATTTATTGCTGGAGGTTTGATTGCATTATCACTTACCACTATAGGCTGTCTTATCGGCACAGCCATGATCGGCTATGCCATCGGCCTGGCAATCCAGACCAGGCAGCAGTCAAAATCAGGCGGCGCATCCGCATCCCCGCGTTACCGCTTCGGCGAGCTGCAGACAACCTCTACAAATCAGTATCCAGTGCCGGTATTGTACGGCGAGGCGCGCTTAGCCGGGAATATCGTTTATCAGAATCCGGTGATGGGAGGAGAGCAGATAGACTTGCTTATCGTACTCTGCCAGGGCGAAATCGAAAGCATCTCTGATATCAGATTAAACGGCGAGCCCATCGGAAGTTTTCCCGGGTGTTCGTATCATGCCTTTTTAGGCACTCCGGCGCAGAATGTGCAAACCGATACCGGTTTAGACTTAGACGGCATTCAGTACCGCAATACTGCTATGCTGCATGTGCATCTTGAGACTTCCGACAAACTAAAAGGCGGTCGTCCGAATATTACCTGTATCTGCAAGGGAAGGAAGGTTTCCACCTGGACCGGAGCAGATTGGACATCGCTTAAATATTATTCGGAGAATCCTGCAGCCTGTATCAGGGATTATTTGCTTATGAAACTCCAAATCGGTGGCTGCGGATACTTAACAGCTGACATCGATGACTTGTCTTTTGCCGAGGTTTATGACCGCTGCCAGGAATTAGTGTCTGACGGCCAGGGAGGGCAGGAGCCAAGATATACGGTTTCCTTCTGCATTGACCAGAAGCGCGCAGCTTCAGATAACTTAAGCGAGATGCTGGTGGGTTTTGCCGGGGCGCTCATAAGAAGCGGCTCAAAACTAAAGCTGATCATTGCCAAGCCTCAGGCAGCAGCAGCTTCCTTTGATGAGGATGATATCCGGGATTTAAGAATAATTCAAAAGGGGCTGGATCAGAAGATTAACCGCTTCGGCATTGAATACTTTGACCCGACCCAGGATGATGCCAGGATCCTTGCCTGGGGAGCAGAGGATAAGGTGGATCAGGATGAAAGAGGTTTAGTTGAGCAGACGCTGACCATTCCTTCAATCAACAGAAAAACGCAGGCCTCAAGATTAAGCAACCAGTATTTCTATGAGTTAAAGCTTTGTCCGCTCTCGGTTGAGTTTACAACTTCCTTAAATGCCGTAGGCCAGGAGATAGGCGATGTGATTACACTTACGCATTCGCTCATGGGCTGGACGAATAAGCAGTTTATTATTCAGCGTATTGAGGAGGACGAAAAAGACGTCTATAAAATCACGGCGCAAGAATACAACGCCTCAATTTACAACGACCGCTTTGGCGCCACCATTCAATCTTTTGATTACGGCACGCCGCCTAATCCGTATGCGCCGGTTTCGGAGGTGAGTAACTTACAGCTGGCTGAGAGCCTTTATTATCTGCATAAAGACGGCACAGTTGGCTCGGATATCCAGATTACTTTTAATGAACCCAGCGATGACTCAAAGATTTTTTTGAGCCACTATCAGATTGAGCTTAAAAAAGGAGCGGAGGAATATAAAGTTTCCGGTACTGCTACTGAACCGCACTTTACCTGTTTTGCTGTGGAGGATGAGCAGACCTACAAAGTAAAGGTGAGAACAGTTTCCATAAACGGCATTATTTCAGACGGCCTGGAATCAGGGGATCTTACTGTCCTGGGTAAGCTGCAGCCTCCATCAGATGTCGCAGGATTTGAGGTTTCGCAGGAAGGGAATTTTTTAAGATTCAGCTGGGATGCAATACCTGACGCCGATCTAGCCCGCTACGTGATCAAAAAAGGTTCTGAATGGTCTACCGGCCAGTTTATCGGTGAAAAAGTCGATACCACCGAGTTTGTCTATCCGGTAGGCGAAATAGGACAAGTTACTTTTATGATTAAGGCAGTGGATACTTCCGGCAACGAAAGCTCAACCCCTGGCATTGACTCTTTGGTGATTACCCCGCCTCCGGAGATGAATTTCATTAATGACTTTGACCTCTGGAGCCAGGAGCTAAGGTATAAGCTTTCTAATTTAGACTTGGTTTACACCAATGATTTTGACCTCGGCTACGTGCGGCCAGCCTTAAGCATAAAAACTGACTTTAGCTGGGAAGACCGAGAAGCTCAAGGCCTAACCTGGGAGCAGCAGGAGGCTGGAGGAGGACTTAATTTAAACGGTCCTACTAAGTTATCCGGCTTCTTTGAAATGATTGATCCGGTTGATCTCTTAACTGTCTTTGAGTTTAAGGTGATTGTGGATGCTGATTACCGCAATGTTTTAGGAGGTTCTTTAGAGGTGCAGATCAGTTATTCCTTAGACGGCATAAGCTACAGCGCTTTTGAGCTGATAGATGCCTTTACTACCTACACGGCAAGGTTTGTGAAGTTTAAGTTTATTCTCTCGACAACAGATATAAATCATCACATTTACTTCTACGGCTGCCACCTTTTTATCAATGCTCCGGTGACCAGGGTATCGTGGTTTAGGGATGTATTAATCCCGGTGCAGGGTAAAACTATACTTTTTGGCTCTGGCTTTAATTATCCGCCCAGGGTAAGTGTGACAATAGTAAACGGAGTTATCGGCATGCCAATAGTGGCAAATAAAACTACCACCCAGTGTGATATCCGGGTCTACGACCGTCTGGGAGCTGCCATAGGCACAGCTGAGGTGGATATCGATGTGAAAGGATACTAACCATGAAAGGCTACTGCGTAACGTGCAAGGTTCTTGTAGAAATAAAAGACTGCAAGGAAACTACACTTAAAAACGGCACTAAGGCTTATACCGGAAAATGCCCGGAGTGCGGCACAGAAATCATTAAGAAAAAGGACTAATTATGGAAAGACATGTTTTTGATCCTAACCAGCCGACAGGCTCAATGAGCTTAGAAAACCTGCGTAACTGCCTGCGCGCAATCTTCCAAGGAGATTTATTTCCTTTAAGGCCGCGGGCCTCAATGGTGCTCGATGACTTAGAATACCCAACAGATGCTTTAGCGCAGGCTAAATGGAGCGGGACAGGAATTACGGTTACACATTCAACTACAAAGCAAGAAGGCAACTATGCCCTGCAGTGCGTGATTGATGCCACACCTAACCGGCAGGTAACTACTATTAAGTTTTTGAACTTATCCGGATTTAAGCAGATTACCCTCTGGGAGAGATGCTCTGGATCATCCCAGGCGTTTAGGTTTTTCTTAGAGGATAATCTCGGGCATGTGAGTTATTGGAATATAACCAGCCACGCAACATCCGGGACTTGGAAGAAAGACACCCTTACCCTGGCTACACCCGACGGCAACAACGGAACACCTGCAGTATTAGCCAATATCACTGACTTTGGGTTTTATCAGCTTCCGGCAAATCAGACCTTTATCTTTGATACTATTTCTGCGGTCTGCGGGATGAATGTGGCAGTGAGTTCTGCGCTGGTTGCAGGATTTTATCAGAATATCTATATCGGCTCAACCAGGCTTACCTTTGCCGGAGGAGCATCTGCGCTGATGACCGCCCCCGGTGCAAATCCCAGGATTGACTTATTGACTATTAACGCAGCCGGAACCTTGGAATGGACGCAAGGGGCAGAAGCAACAAATCCGGCAGAGCCTGTTTTCCCTACGGGAAAGTTTCCGGTATGCCTTGTGTATTGCAAGCCGACCATGACTAAGGTGGTTGATTATGAATTTAAGGACGCAAATCCTAATGAGGGATATATCTACAAGGACGTGCGGCCATTGTATCTTTTAGGGATGAGTTCGTTCTTGGCATTAACCGACTGCCCGGCAAGTTACGCTGGCCAGGCGGGCAAGTCTGTCAGAGTAAAGGCTGATGAGACAGGCTTAGAGTTTGCATTCCCGAATGCAACTTACGCGGAGTAGAAAATATGCCGGAGCATAGATTGCCGCCGAAACAATGCGCCTCAAATATTCCCAGCTGGACAGATCTGGCTTTGACTGCAGATTCAGTTAAGGTGCGTAACGACCATATAGAGGAGCTGCGCACAAAGGTTAACCTGGAGTTTACTAGGAGGTATTTGTCCACGGCAAGTTTTACGGATCCGACGCTTACGGCCAATGCGACTAAGGTTAGAAATGACCACATCCAGGAGCTAAGAGCCGAGCTGCAGAATATAAAGACAGGCAGAGGCGAATCCGGTTACTGCGTGCAGGACGGTTCAGGCTGCATGGATTTTACTGACCCAACATTAACCGCAAATTCTACAAAAGCGCGTAATGACCATGTTTCGGAATTAAGGGGCAAGCTGCAGGCTTTAATGACCGGCTGTATCTGCGAGGCAGAGCAGTGCCAGTATTGCGCAGACTGCGGCTACTATTATCAGACCTGTTCGCATCAGGGAGTGGCCTGCGACAACCATAAATACAATGAATGCGGCCATTCGATGGTAGACCACTGGATCTGCGCAAGCTATAACCTGCCCGGAGGCACCGCGCATCCGTATAAAGCAGCCTCAGGGGATCCATTATCCATAACCAACTGGGACGGTTTTGTGCCTTGGAGTCCGCAGTGTAATTACGCGCCTCCCGGGATTAACTGGCAGAGCGCTCATTCAGACTGGAATTGCAAATGCAATCCTTTTACCTGGTAGAGAGCTATGTTTAAAGATAAAGAATTCTTAATAAATATCACCCTAAAGATTGCCAAGCATGCGCAGGCTGATCCTGTGACAGAGTTGATTTACTGGGTGAGGCTTAATTTAGACAATGCCAAGACAGGGGATTTTACCAGTAGTCATTTTGAGGACGCAGATTTATTCAGCGGTGCCTTAAAGAGCGCAGTGCAGGAATTAGGCATAGAGGACGAGGAAGGCAGGATCTCAAACTTCGCTTTCTTTATTGCCGGAGGGGATAAAAACAAGCTTTACTTGGCCGGAGTGATTCCTTTGACCTTGGAGCATAAGGAAATACTTAAGACCAAGCTTAAGATGGAAACCACTCCGGTTGATGAGGGGCTGTTTTTATTAAATTGGCTATGAGCGTATTTATCTTAGAAGAAACTAAAGCTTGCATCGGCCTGCCTGATGTTTGCCGGACAATTATCAAACGGTATAAAGAGGAAGGCAGGTTTGAGATCGCTTCAATTACCGCGGATAAGCAGGAATATACCTCTGTCTATTTACTTATGACGCAGGACTGCAACCTGGCATGTCCTTACTGTTATCAGCCTCGGGAATTCAGGCAGAAAGGCGCGGAGATCTCCAAGCAGGTTATTGATGATACGGTGAATTTTGTCCTTAAGCATTTTGACGAGGCAAGGGTTAAATTTTCGATCTTCGGAGGCGAGCCGTTTTTGAACTTCCCGATGATTAAATATTTAGCAGAGACTTACCCGATGTTTCATTATGTGGTAACCACCAACGGCCTTTGTTTTATCGAGGATAAAAGTATCAGGGACTGGATCGCAAAGCACAAATACCATTTTAAGGTCAGCGTCAGCATTGCATCCTTAAAAGCAAAATTCGGTAAAGATTATTTAGAGGCAGCCAAACCCGCCTTGGATATCGTGCAGCATAACGGCGGGGACGTGCATTACGTGATTGATGATCCGGATCAGGCCGGGGTGTTTGAGGAGATTAAATATTTATTCGAGTATCCGGTGCCGGTAGTGCGCATCTCAGCAGCCAGGCATTGGGACATGATTAAGGAGAAGAATGAGGCATATGAGGCTTTATTCAAAAGGCTGGCAGACTACATTTATTTTACCGGAGAGCCGAAGTTTGGAAGCAGCCAGTGGGATATTGCCTTTAAGAACAACCTTTACCGCAAGCTTAAAGGATTACCTTTAAAACATGTCCCGCCGACTTTCTGCGGATGCGGGTATTTGTATTTGGCAGTAAATCATAAGGGAGAGATTTACCCCTGCGATTTCTTTGCCAACTTTCCGGAGTTTAAGATCGGGGATATCTACTCAGGCTTTAATGAAACCGCCTTGTTTTTTAAGAAGATGGGGGATTGGCTGGATGAATTGTATGAGGACTGCCGGGAGTGTTCGGTCTGCGAGGGTAGTGATATCCGGCTTTGCCCGCGGGCAATGTGTTTGGCGGAAAATTATATCGTAAACGGCAATCCGCTAAAGCCGGCAGCGAACCACTGCTGGGCTAACAGGGTTGAGTACGCCAATTTTGAATACATTGCCAAAAAGGCAATTGCTCTTGGCATTGATGAGCTTTACTGCAGGGGAAAATGAAAATACCAGTTTATAAAACAGTTTATCTCTACTTAACGCATGCCTGCGATTCAGGGTGCAGTTTCTGCTACCGCAGAGGCCTCTTTACCCGAAACAATCCCGAAAGCTTGGGGCCTCGGTTTATGAGCGAAGACATGGCTTTTAGGATTCTAGAGTTTGTATTCTCGGAACTGGAGCTTGATCCTAAATTCGCAATCTACTTTTGGGGAGGCGAGCCGTTACTAAATTTTGCCGTGATTAGAGCAGTAGTTGAAAAACTCCCTCAATTCTTATACCACACCAACACTAACGGCGCGCCCATAAATCAGGGCATGTATGATTGGTTAAGCCGAAACAAGAATTTAAGCCTGACCTGGTCCTTGGGCAATGCCTATGAAAAATACGGCTCACTCAAGGCAAAAGTCTATGCCGAGCCCTGGGCCCTCAGGCTGGTAAAAGAAAACCCGCAGCATAACGTCAACTTTATGGTGACAAGATATGACCGGTTATTAGAGGATTTTGATTTTCTTATTAATAATGTCACCCGCAATATCACCCTAGACCTGGCTACGCGCTTTGAGCATAAGGAAGAGGATCTGGAAAGGTTTGCGGAGGAATATTTTAACCTGCTGCAAAAATACAGAGATGACAAAGAGCTTTATCAGGCAATGAATCCGGCCATACACTCAAACCTTTATTTTAAGGAGTTCGGATTAAAGTCGCAGGTGGAAGATTTTCATTACTGCCGGTCCGGATTAGAGCGGTTATTCATAGACACAGCAGGCGGTATCTGGCAGTGTGACAACATGTATATCTGCCAGCATAACAAATTAGGCGATATCGAGCGGGGCATTGACTATTCCAAGCTGGAGCTTGTCTGGGAAATCGATGTCAACCGCGAGAAGTATCTCGGGCAGTACTGCCGGGATTGCGAGCTTTACAAGCTTTGCCCGCGCAATAAATGTCTTGGTCTAAACCTAGAATGGATGCAAGACATGTTTAAGCCGGAGCCGTCATTCTGCAAGATGTGCAAGGTCTTATTCAAAATAACCAAGCGTTACATTGAGCTTGAGAAGGAGGCGAAATGCAGCTAAAGGAAAATGAGATTAAAAGCATCGATTTATTCATTACCGAGCAGTGCAACATGGATTGCAGCTATTGTTTTCATGCCAAGCGCGATGAGGTTTTAAGCCTCGAGCAGGGCAGAAAGATTTTAGAGCGCATGAAGCAGATCAGCCCGGAGGCTCTGCAGATTACTTTCTTCGGAGGCGAGCCTTTACTTTATCCGCAAACAGTCTTAGAGCTGGCCAAGTATGCCCGGCAGCTTTGGCCGGATAAAGACAGGGTGCATACTTCAACTTTTAGTGTTTCCACCAACGGCACCTACTTCGATGAGGAAATGTTTAAGCAGTATAAGGAGCTGGGGTTTTCCATGCAGGTCAGCTGCGACGGAGACGAAATCACTACAGCAGAATACCGCAAGGGCGACTGGAAACTAGTCACCGAGAACATTAAGAAGATGCTGGTAATCTTTCCGGATCTAAGCGTGCGCCTGACTTATACTCCAAAGACCGCAGGCAGGCTTTCCATAAATGTGCAGTTCTTGCATCAGGAGCTGGGGGTTAAAAGAATAACTCATCATGCGGTAATGGAAGACGACTGGACTCCTGAGGCGGTAGAAAAGTATGTCTATCAGCTGAACCAGCTCTATCACTACAGACGCTACTGCTTAAGGCAGAGTATTCCTTTGGAAATCGCTTTTATTGATAAGCCCCTAAAGACAATTAATGACGAGGTGCCTCCGGATTCAAACTACTGCGAGGCAGGCAAGTCTTATTTAGCGGTCCTGGCCAGCGGCGATGTTTATCCCTGCCACCGGGCAGCCAGCGTCAGGGTATTCAAACTGGGAAATATCTTTGAAGAGCGGCCTTTTATCCGGGGAATGTTCTTAAGCATTAACAAAGAATACACCGGCTGCTGGAAGAATTGCTTTGCAGCAGTTACCTGCCACAGCTGCGTGATCACGCATTATAAGGTCAACGGCGAGTTAACACAGCCGGTTGCCAAATACTGCCAGCTTTGCAAAGCAGAATACAATCAGGCCTTAAAATTCCTGCCGGTTGAGTTAAGCGACCGCAGGGAAAGGATGATTTACAAGATCGCCCAGGTTTTAGTAGACGTAGCCAGACAGAACGAAGAAGTTTTAGCCGAATTGCGAAAGGAGCGTGCGTCATGACAGGAGACAGTATTGGTTTTGAGGAAATAGTAGTTGATTTGAGCGTGGCGAGTTTAAATCCGGCAATTTATAACCCGCCTGCAGGAGATCCGGCTGCCAAGGCTTTTATCACTGCAGAAGGCGGGCCTATGAGGTATCGGCTTGACGGAGTGGATCCCACAGACACTACCGGGCATTTATTAATGGACTCGGATTTCCTGGAGCTTAAAAGCATTTACCTGATTAATAAATTCAGGGCAATTAAGACAACGGTTAACCCGGGAAAGTTATCCGTGACTTACGAAAGTTAAGGAGGCGGCTTATGCATATCCAGCAGTCAAGAACATACAAGCTTGAGAATGTTATCAATCAGGTCTTTAACGCAGCCCTGCTAAAGACAGGCCAGGCCTATTCGTATTACCCGGGCGATGACGGCCAGTATCAAAAGGGAGCCTCACCGCAAGGCAACAGATTTATCGATAACGGAGACGGAACCGTAACCGATAATTTAACCGGCCTGATGTGGATTAAGGATCCTACGCAGATTCCCGGGTTTGGCTCGACTATGTATTGGTATGATGCGCTTAACGCCTGCGAGAGCCTTGATTATGCCGGTCACGACGACTGGCGTATGCCGAATATAAACGAGCTTCTATCTATAGTAAATCACTCAAGGTTTGATCCGGCATTTGACCCAATGTTTTTTACTCCCTTTCCCGATAACTGGACGCCTTATTGGTCGTCTACTACATGCGCGCCTTGGACGGACGGCGTATGGTGTCTGTACCCCTATGACGGTTATAAAACAGTCTGGAGCAAGCCTTATGATATGTGCTATGTCAGGCCTGTCAGAGGCGGACAGTCTTAAAATGGAGGATAAAAAATGCCAAGCGATAAAGTTACAATTGAGTTTAAAGACGGAAAGAAAATAACCACGCATTCTGACGGCAGAGTGATTGAACAGACAAAAGAGGACTTGGGAAGGCATAAGGATTTCCTCACGCGGGAAAAGCAGCGTATTGATCGGCATATCTCCTTGGTTAACGGCGACCTGGTAGAAATCGACAAGGCAGAAGCAGCGAAGCTGAAGGAAAAGAAAGACGATGGACAAGAGCAGTTGGCCTAAGTATATCACACCGGTCCTGGTGACAATTGCTATTTTTATGCTCGGCAATATTACCGTGCAGATCGCTAAGCTTGAAGACAGGGTGTTCCAGCACCTGGCCAACGACCAGATTCATGCGCCGAGGTCTCAATTCGTCTCCAAGGCGGAGTTTGACCTGCACTGCAGATTCTTTGAGAAGGAGAACGACCGGATCGTCAAGGCCATTGAAGATCTAAGGAAAGAAATAGAGGCAGAGGTTTTAGGCGCAAAGCATGAGTAAGGTAACTTTAGAAATCGAGCTGCACACGTATAAACATCTGGCGCAGGTTATCCGCGGCCACAGGGAATTTATCTATCGGATTAAGATTAACGAGCTGATAAAGAAATCCTTAATCCGGGATATGAATATTATTGCCAGTATCTTAGAAAAATCCGAAACAAAACCGAAGGAGGAGGTGGAGCCATGCACACAGTCCACGTAGTAATTGTTTTTGTGTTAGGGGTTGCGGTAGGAGGGATGGCTGCTTATGTGTATCTATCCGTGACAAAGAGGCTGAAGGTTTAAGATGGCAGAAGCGGAAAAATTCAGCTTGATTAAGTTCATAGCCAGCTTCGGGCAGTTTTTACCTTGGGTAAAGACTGCCCGATACGCCCTGGGATTTTTAGGAATAGGTTTTATCGGCTTGACTATTTATCGGGCCTACTTTATGCCTACGACCAAGCAGGTCACTCAGATTGTAGCGCAGCCCGGATCCCAGGTTACTGTAGTTGAAGAAAAGAAAAAAGAAACAAAGAAACTTTTTAGCCTGCATCCTTTTGTTGAGGGTTACGGCTTTGCCGAATCTGACGGCAGGAATGGATTCGGAGCAAAGGCAGGCATAAGAATGGAGTTTTGATGTTAATCAAAATTATACTTATAGTTTTATGTGGCATCCTCTGGCGCTTAGGAGGATGGGGTAAAGAAAGCGGAAACCCTGTTCCCTGGAAAGGCTGGCGGGTAGTATTGATACCTATTATTCTAGGTGCGGCAATAGGTTTGTTTATTAATGATCATTGGTATGTACGCATAATTACGGCTCTGGCCAGCGCAGCAAGTTTAAATATTATCCGTATTGGCTACGGCAATTATGATCCTGAACATGACAACGAGCCGTCATTCCTGGCCAGAATTACTCACGACCGGAGCGGCTGGTGGATCAGGGCAATTGCTGGCGCATTATATGGATTGGTAGGCTATCTGCCCTATGCGTTTTATTCTGGTAGGTGGCGGTTTTATCTTTTTGGGATGGTTGTATCAGCCGCAGCCGGATATTGCGTGAGTAAGTTGAAATTAAAGGACACAATAACTGAGCCTGTCATTGGACTTATCTTTGCTGGTATTGTGTTAGTGATTAGGTAGAAAATATTTACTACAAAAGTGGTCATCACCGACGAGAACATAAAAGAAAACGCTTTCATAAAACCCCTATTTTGGCCTTGAATTATCCTCCTTACATGTTATATTTTAAGTACTTAAAGTAACATACGGCTGGCAACCGAAAATTCTACCCATAACTAAAAATGCTAAGAAAGAATAAGATTTTATCTTTTTTATTGTGCTTTAGCCTTTTATTTGAGCAGACTGGTTTTGCTCAAGTCGCAGGCACTTTGGATATCTCAGGTCACATCGCTGCATTTCGCAATCAGCTTATTCAGGATAAATTCCGACCCTTGCATTTGCGTTCTCTTGGCTATGACAATAGTCAAAATAACTTCCGGCTGTTGCTTGATAAAGGCGACTTAAAAAATCCCAAGAAACCAGATTTAGAGACTACTACCAAGACTCTTCTAAATTACTTCTTTGTCGGAATAACCCTCCCTAACGATACCTTCTGGGTAAATCTTAGGCCTGATTCAGAGAATAATATTATTGACCCGGATCTGGCTACAACCGACGTCGGAAAGATCCTTCTGGAAGCAGACTTGCAACTAAAGAAAGATACCGCTAAGTTCACCTCTCCAGAAACTCCTGAAGGTAAGGAATACTGGGAAAAACTGTATCAGAAAGCAGGAGAGCTCTTAGGTTACGAGAACGTTACCATCCCTACCCTGACCCGTCCTTGGATAGTCCCGGGCGAAATCATCATCCGTGAAACCAAAGACAATGCCTATATTTACAAAGCGACTTTAAAGGTAATGTTAGAGCAGGATTACCTGAAAGGTTCAGCTACCTATAATTTTGATGACCCAAGGCTAAAAACTCTTAACGAATACTCATCTCAACTAATAAGAGACCTCATTATTCCTAAGCTAACCAAAGAAGTAAATACTTCTCAAAGATACGCTCCTTTAAGGCAGGTTTATTATTCTCTTATTCTTGCCCAGTGGTTTAAATCCAGATTCTATGGCAAAGGGGGGCTATATTCCTGGCTT